AGAACGCAAGGCTGGCTCGGATACTACGAGCAGAAGACTTTAACCCATTAACACAAGAGGTAATCCTGTGGGAGCCAAACTAAAACAGAAAGTAGTGAATGGAAGTTTAGTAAACTACTTCGATGAACCTGTGATTGAAGACGAGTGGGAATGGGATAAGCCAGCAGAAGACATGGTTAATAGTCCTTCTCACTACACTGAGGGGGAGATCGAAACCATTGACTATATCGAGGATGTACTGGGTAGCTACCATGCTATCCATCACTGTCACGGCACAGTGTTGAAGTATCTAGGTTCACGCCTTTGGAACAAAACGAACCCACTACAAGATGCGAAGAAAGCACGTTGGTACTTAGATCGCATGATAAAAAATATGGAAAAAACTAAAGGAGAAAACTGGTGAGTTTAGATAACCTAGAGAACTTTATTGTGGGGTGGGGAGTGGAGAAAGGAATCCTCCCTAACCCTGATCCTGTAGCTCAGTATGAAAAGACTATTGAAGAAGTCGAGGAGCTAAAGGATGCAATTATATTCAGTGATAGAGAAGAAGTTAAAGATGCTATCGGAGACATATTCGTTACACTGGTGATGCAATCACGAGCGTGGAACTTATCCATGCGTGAATGTGTCGAGCAAGCTTACAATCAAATCAAGAACCGAACAGGCCGTATGGTCGATGGTCAATTCGTCAAGGATAAATAATGAAATTCGTAGAAATTTATGGAGTTGAGAAATGCTCCTACTGCAAGCTAGCAGTGAAGTGGTGTGAGGATAATGATGTTGAGTTTAACTACATAGACATCACCAATAACTCTGAGCTTTTAGAAGAACTTAATGACCGCATTGGTTTCGTTAAGACTGTTCCTCAAATCTTCGTAGATGGTGACCATGTTGGTGGCTACACAGAACTAGTGGGAGCTGCATAGTGCATTTAACGAATAAGATACTAAGCGACATCACAGTATTCTCGAAGTATGCCAAGTATGTACCAGAGCTACAGCGTAGGGAAACTTGGGAAGAGTTGGTCACTCGTAATAAAGAGATGCACCAGCGAAAGTACCCCAAACTTAAAGACGAAATTGAGGAGGTATATAAGTTTGTCTACGCTAAGAAAGTTCTGCCGAGTATGCGTTCTCTACAATTTGGTGGCACTCCTATTGAGCTTGCCCCTAATCGTATTTTTAATTGCGCTTACTTACCTGTAGATGCACCTGAAGCTTTCAGCGAAACTATGTTCCTGCTGTTGGGTGGTACTGGTGTAGGCTACTCCTGCCAACGTCACCATGTAGCAGAGCTGCCAGAAGTTGTTGGACCAAAGAAACGTAAGCGTAGGTTCCTTGTCTCAGATAACATTGAGGGCTGGGCTGATGCTGTTAAGGTTTTGATGGAAGCATACTTTAAAGGGCTTATGGATGTGGAGTTTGACTTCCGTGACATACGTCCAAAGGGTGCAGCACTTATCACTTCTGGAGGAAAAGCCCCAGGATTTCAACCACTTAGCGACTGTTTGCATAATCTCCGTAAGGTGTTGAATGAAGCTAAAGGACGTAAGCTAAAGACCATCGAGGTACATGACCTTCAATGTTACATTGCTGATGCAGTGTTAGCTGGTGGTATTAGACGAGCTGCTTTGATCTCTCTATTCTCAATGGACGATCAAGACCTACTAGCTTGTAAGGCTGGTAATTGGTGGGAAGAGAACCCACAGCGAGGCCGAGCTAATAACTCTGCCGTAATTCTACGTCACCGAGTAACGAAGCAAGACTTCTTAGACTTGTGGGAACGTGTTGAGTTATCTGGTTCAGGAGAGCCGGGGGTTTACTTTAGTAACGATAAGGATTGGGGGACAAACCCATGTTGCGAGATAGGTCTACGACCTTTTCAATTTTGCAACTTATGTGAGCTGAACGTATCGGATTTAGAATCTCAAGAAGATTTGAATGAACGTGCCAAAGCAGCATCCTTCATTGGAACACTTCAAGCTGGCTACACAGACTTCCACTATCTTCGTGAGGTGTGGCGAGAAACAACAGAACGTGATGCCCTACTAGGTGTAGGCATGACAGGTATAGGATCAGGAGAGGTACTTAAATATGACCTTAAACAAGCTGCAAACGCAGTTGTCGAAGAAAACAAACGAGTTGCAAAAGCACTGGATATTAACCCAGCTAGCAGGACAACTACTGTCAAACCCAGTGGGACTAGCTCTTGTGTCCTCGGTACTGCTAGTGGCATTCATGCTTGGCACAATGACTACTATCTAAGACGTATCCGTCTAGGTAAGAACGAAGCCCTATATCAGCACCTGAATAAATATCACCCTGAATTGGTGGAAGATGAATACTTCCGTCCTGATGAAATGTCAGTGGTAGAAATTCCACAGGCTGCACCACAGGATTCTATCCTGCGTACTGAAGCACCAGCCGACTTGCTTGAGCGAGTGCGTAAGTTCAATACTGATTGGGTACATACTGGTCATGGTGAAGGACAGAATACACACAACGTATCCTGTACTATCTCACTTAAAGAAGACGAGTGGGAACTATGTGGTGAGTGGATGTGGAAGAACCGACACTCATTCAATGGTATCTCGGTACTGCCTTATGATGGTGGTACATATATGCAAGCTCCCTTTGAGGACATCACAGAAGAACGCTTCAACTTACTAGTCAACAGCTTAACCAGCATTGACCTAACTAAAGTTGTTGAGGTGGACGATAACACTGACCTGTCAGGCGAAGCTGCCTGTGCTGGTGGTGCTTGTGAAATTACATAAAACTGAGGAACTATAATGAACGATATAATCAAGATCGAGGTCACGGCTGAAGAAGCCGAGGCTTACGTTAATGCTACGCATGATGCTGTTGAGGAGTACCTTGACCAACTAGAAGATGGATCAGGTTCACTACAGGATTTGATCCAATACAATGCCGAGCTGGTTACTGCACTAGCAGATTCCTACGACATACTCCTCGCAACACAAGCTACTAAGCATTAAGGAATACGATGAAAGCAGAATACATAGACCACATGGGGAGCGATCTCACTGTGGTCAATGCAGCACGAGTGAGCTTTGCTAAAGAAGCTAAAGAGATGGGTGCTAAAGACCAACGGCTACTTAACTACCTAGCTAAACACAATCACTGGACACCCTTTAGCCACCCCCAGATAACCCTACGATACACAATACCAATCGCTATAGCTCGTCAGGAGTTCAAGCATATTGTTGGCTTCACTCGTAATGAGATTAGCAGACGATATGTGGATGATGTTCCTGAGTTCTACGAGCCTCAGTCTTGGCGATCTCGCCCAGAAGGTAGTGTTAAGCAGGGGAGTGGGGTGGATGTAGACAGTCAGAACCAATTTGATTGGCTATATAACACAGCTTGTGGAACCATGCGTGAGATTTACTTCCAGATGATTGAGGCAGGTGTAGCGCCTGAACAAGCTCGTCTGGTCTTACCCCAAGGTATGTACACCAGCTACTATGTTACTGGCTCACTCGCTGCTTTCGCTCGTATGTTTAAGCAACGTACAGATTCCAATGCACAAGTTGAAATTCAGGAGCTTGCTCGACACGTTAGTGAAATCATTGAACCTTTGTTTCCTCATTCATGGGAAGCATTAACTACAGATAGCACTGACACTTAATTACAAATAGATACTTCTGGGTTATGATAAAGGCCATAAAAACATACACTTACAGTGTACTTAACCTTTGTCTAACTCAGGAGTAATTACAACGGAGCTATTATGACAGCTACAAATTGTATCACAGGACATCCTATCAAAAGTCGTGTGAACTCTAAGAAGTTCTCAGATAACTGGGACAACATATTTAAGAAAAAAGATACGGAAGAAGATAAGGAACTTAACCCTTGTGACAGTTGCCACTTAGAGGGCTTCGAGTGTGTCTGTAAACAGGAGAGCAGTAGCTCCCAGAACTCATGATGATGTTCATTGAACATTTTGAGGAAATCATGCGCTCGTTTGAGTGTGACTTCAATACAGCAATTCAAATGTACCAACGTGGTACAATATGGGAAGATTAAAATGACAGAAAAGAAAGCACCAGCAAAGAAAGCAAAAGTAGTAGAAACTGCACCGATGAATAAGGGTGACTTAAAGGCAATCGTTACAGCGATTATCCTTACTCAAGGCCAATATAATTCAGTGAATGCGTTAGAACTTGCAGACTATATCATCAAAGAGTCTCAAAAGGTCTAAAGTTCCACTATTGAACATAAGGGTGTTCAAACTATGAAAGTATTAAATAATGATAGTGGGATTAGTTTAAAGATTTTAACTCATTTGGAAGAAACATTCCCAAATAAACTACCTACTGATCCCATTTCCCCAAACGAATTATCCTTTCTCAAAGGCCAACAGAGCGTAATTAATTATCTGACTCGTACCTTTGAGGAAGAACAAGAGGAGAATTAATATGTGTTTCGGTGGAGGCTCACAACAATCAAGTGTGCCAGCTCAAGCAGCTTCAGTACAGTCAAAGACTCCAGAGTTTGCAGCAACTGCATACGAAGATGAGAAAGGCTCTGAAGTAGCAAGCAAGAAACGTAAAGGCAAACGAGGACTTCGAGTTCCACAAACTCAAGACTCTGCCAATGTTGCCAGCAATAGCTCTGGCTTAAACATACCAACCAAATAATAGGTTTATTAAATGATCGAAGGCAACGGAAGTGCAGCTAAACGCTATGCACAATTAGAAAGTGAACGTAATGCCTTCCTACAACGAGCTAGAGATGCTGCCCTAGTTACTATTCCGTCCTTGGTTCCAAAAGAAGGACACACACCATCAGCTACCTATGATACACCTTATCAATCTGTAGGTTCTCGTGGTGTAAACAACTTAGCTTCTAAGCTGCTATTAACTTTGCTGCCTCCTAACAGCCCCTTCTTTCGATTAATGATTGATGACTATGACCTTCAGCAAATCGCTGGGCCAGATGCTAGGGGTGCAGTTGAAGAAGCATTGTCTCGAATTGAACGTGCAGGACTTTCAGAGATTGAAGGTTCTGCTGTTCGTGTTCCAGTATTTGAAGCACTTAAACAGCTAATCGTTGCAGGAAATGCACTCGTATATATGCCAAAGAAAGATGGCATGAAAGTTTATCGCCTTGATCGTTACGTTGTTAAGCGTGACGCAATGGGTAACGTCCTTGAGGTTATCACTAAGGAAAGCGTATCCCCTCTCATGTTAGATGAGGAGACACGAAACTTACTGACTGATCCAGAGGACAGAAGTACAAAGGATTATGACCTTTACACTTGCGTAAAACGTACACCTAAAGGGTGGGATGTGTACCAAGAAGTACAAGGCATAGAAATTCCTAAGAGTCGTGGCAAGTTCCCTTTAGAAAAATGTCCATACATTCCCCTTCGGTTCTCTCGTATTGATGGAGAGGACTACGGACGAGGTTTTGTAGAGGAGTACATTGGCGACCTTAAATCACTAGAAGCTCTATCGAAAGCAATCGTTGAAGGTAGTGCTGCTTCTGCCAAGGTATTATTCCTTGTGCGTCCTAATGGTACAACCAAAGCTAAAGCACTAGCTCAATCTGCCAATGGTGCGATTGTTAGTGGTGATGCTAATGATGTTAGTACCTTACAGGTTCAGAAAGCTGGCGACTTCCGAGTAGCTTTAGAAACAGCTCAAACAATTACAGAGCGTTTAAGTTTCGCATTCCTGTTGAACTCAAGTGTCCAGCGTAATGCTGAACGAGTAACAGCAGAAGAAGTGCGTTACATGGCTCAAGAACTTGAGACTGCATTAGGTGGTGTATACTCCATCCTATCTCAAGAGTTCCAAATGCCTTTGGTCAAGTTGATTATTGGACGTTTAGAAGCTCAAAAGAAAATGCCAAAGCTGCCTAAAGATACTGTCAAACCAACTATCGTGACAGGTATTGAGGCATTAGGTCGTGGTCAAGATTTGAACAAGCTGGGACAGTTCCTTCAATATCTACAACCATTAGGCCAAGAGGTGATTGCCTCAGAGTTAAACATCAACGACTACATTGATCGTGTTGGAGCCTCGTTAGGTATCGACACTAGTGGCTTGATTAAATCTGAAGAGCAGAAACAACAGGAGCAATCTCAAGCTGCGGAGATGCAGCAACAGCAGATGGCTCAACAAACTATGGCTGACATGGCTACTA